CAAACAAGAACATTAAAACGCAATATTGATTTTGAAACGTGGTATTTTGGCAATCCTAATAACTATGAAGATGTAAATGCGCACCACACCCGCAAAGAACTAGAAGAAGCTGGCTTTGGATGGGTGTTTGATTGTGAGGGTATTGAAGTAAAGGAAGTGGAATGATGGAATGGAATAAGTTAACAACAAGAAATATTGCTGAAGATGAAAAGGAATATTTTCATGATGGTATTGAATTTATTTGGGAAGGCAGAACTCCAGAAATTGATGAAGAAGTCCTTGTCTATAACCCAAAGACACAAAATATATATACCGATATTTGGATTGATTATGGAGAAGGAATTGGTTTTGAGAACACCGATGAAGACACGGTATTTTGGATGAGTTACCCTGAATCACCAAAGGAGGCGGAAGAAGAATGATAATATCGACCGAAGAATGGATAAAATTCAGAGAAGACGGACAAAAATTTGCCTTGGAAAAAATCGAAGAATTATTTCCGGACAATGATGATGAGGTGGAAAATGAGTAGATTTGAAATATATTTATCTAAAAACGACCTCGAACATATTGCAAATGGGTATGATGTAGAAATCAAAATCAACGGTAAAAGATTTTTGGAAACAAATGAAATCATTTTGAGGCCTGCTGTGATAAATGACCTCATGAACCCATTGTTAAATTATAGACATAAAATAATTGATACTGAAGTGCAAAATCTTGTTAATAATTTCATGGGAGGCGCAAGATGACAAAAACTATAGAATTGCCAGAATACTATGCACCATTTGGAGAGAATGCACGTTATGGAACTCTGGAAGAACTGAAAGAACTGTTACTCTATAAACGAATTGTGAAATGGGATAAAGAGTTTCTGCTACTCGAAGATGGCACAAAGGTCACTATTGAAACGTCTGAAAGTGACTGTTGTGCCTCTGCTGGAGGAGAATTCCAAAATGTGAAACTTGACGCAGTAATTACAGATGTCAAAATTGGAGAACAAGCAAGAGAAGAAGACGATTGGGGAACAACTACCAGTACAAACACGGTTACTATTTATCATAACCAGAACCCGATAGCTCTAGCTGAATGCGAAGCTGATGACGGGAATGGTGGCTTTTATTATAGCGTAGGTTCTCTAGTTATCGGAAATATCCATTTTCCAGTAGTTGATGCTTGATAATCAGTTTTTAGGAAAGGAGCAACAGAATGACACGACCAAACAGATATCCATATACTAAGAACCAGTGGGAAGAAGAAATAGCACTAGTGTGTTTTAGTGATGGCGGCCATCTTGAGATGAGAAATGAGCGAAATAGAATTACAGGCGAGGTGAAGAAATGAATTACAAAGTAACAGCAAACGGTAAAGAAATAGAGTATGGTGCATTAGTTGAAAAATCACGTTTTTCAGTCGAAGAATGGTCCGCTATTTATGCTGAGATCGTTAAACAAAATCAACCAGAAGTTTTTGAACGTAAAAAGTTAGACAGTGATTACATCGATGCATTTGGTGCTCTAATTGCTCTTGAAGAACGTTATGAAGCGTTGCTTGAATTGTTGCCGCAGGATGAGTTCTCTTACGCTGGCACGCATCCAAAATGGGTAGCTGATGCAGTCGCAGAAAATACCTTAAACAAGTCGGATGTGATCTGCGATGTATCTGATATGATTGAAAGATGCGGAAATATAGAAGAATTGAAAAATGAACTAATAGAGTATTTCGGAGTAGACCAATGACCCTACAAAACTTTATATATCTAGTATTCGCAGCAGTCTGGCTCTCTGGCTTGATCTGGGCTGGTGTGATTGCGTTTAAAAGTAGAAAGGAGAAATGATGAGTTTAGATAATGTGCATATACCAATTGATGGAGATAAGGTGCTTTCAATCGCTCAGATAAATAATCGTTTAGAATTCGCTGTATTATCAAACATCGGGGAGAAATACGGCTATGATCCATTTTTTATTACTGAGAATTATTTTGATGATCTTTATGAATCGTGTCCTACTTTTTCGGACCTACGGGAATTAAAGAATATCATTGATCGTATTCTGGAAGTGGAGGATAAGCATGACTAAACTATTTTACACAATCCTCGCATCTGTATCACTGGTGTTTCTAATCGTGTGTATTAATTTAAACTCACGGATCAATGATTTAAATAATAAATGCCGTGATCTCGAATGGACGGTACAGGAACATGAGTTATCTATCCAGCGACTAGCAGAAAAGAATAATGCGCAGGATGTTATTTTAAATAAATTAAACAGTGAGTACCAGATGCGTGAACGACAACGGGCAGAAGAGTTGAAAGAAGCTGCAGAAAGAAACGGAGTGGGTGGATGAACAGACTAAATGAAGATAAAGCAGATCTATCGCTTCTCTCAAAAGGCAAGCAATATCTAATAAAAATGAATGAGCTTACCATTGATTTGATGCGTGACTACAAAAAAATGACCGCACAAGAAGTCAGCGATATAAAGAGAAGCGCTAGAAATCTATATGAAAACCTTGTGTGGATGCAATATGAATTAGAGGATGGAAAAAATGATTAAAGCGAAATTGTTTAAAAGCAAAAACGTTCGAGGAGAATGGGTGACTGCTGCTAAGCAGTTGGAAGATTTTATTAACGGTAATCTTATTAGTAATGTGATTGAGATTGAAGTAGTAAAACAACTAAAGAATTTTAAAGCGGAAGGATCGTACACAGAGGTTATTGAAATACTACTCATCTATCGTGAGGGTGACGAATGAACATAGCAAGTAGACTATCTGCATTAAAGTATATTGATATCAAAATCAAATCGAAACGGCAGGAGATCGAAAACCTCAAGTCTGCTATTCTAAAGGGGCAGGTCTATTCGGATGAGCCAAAGGGTAGTAAGCGTGGGAATGCCACGGAAGATTTAAATATTAAAATCATTGACGGGGCAGAGAAGATCCGTGCTGAGATTAACCAGCTTATGGAAGAACGCACGCGCCTTATTAATGCCATCGAGGATTTAGACGACCCGTTGGAGAATATCGTGTTGAGATTAATGTACGTTAATGGCTACTCATGGCAAGAAACCAGAAGAGAATTGAACTGTTCTCATGCTACAATCCAAAGAGCAAGAACGAAAGCGATTGAGCATTTAAAAATTGAACCAAACGTTAACAAATGATACACACAAGCTGATAATATAGTATACAGAAAGAAATTCGTAAGGCAGCAGAAACGTTCACAAGCCTACTTGTATTTTGTCTCCTTATTTTTAGTACCGATTGATCTGCATTAGCTTGCGGATCTCTTTTGTTATTTTAAAAGGTGATAATATGAGACCACAGAAGTTAACGATGTCAAGAGGTAAGCGAGTCTTATCTGACTATGGTTCAAGGCAAGACGAATACGCTGAATACAATCGTATGCGATGGAAGTACGATAGAGAAGTCAAAGCGTTTTATAATTCAAAAGAGTGGAAAGCATTATCTCAATTGGTTCTACTTGAGAATGATTATGTATGTGAATATTGTGGAGACGAAGCAACGATGAGTGATCATGTGATTCCATTGAAAGCAGATTGGAACAGAAGATTGGATAGAACAAACTTAAAAGCAAGTTGCAAAAGATGCAATGATAAGAGAGCAATTCTCTATCGTAACAATCTGTTGTGATTGTCAATGGTGTCAACCGACCGATGCGGACGGACGGGACTAGGCGAACAAGCACGGATGGAATTAAAAATAATGTTCGGAATTTACCCCCACTATTTTATTAACGGGGCTATATTGTTCGTGAATCAAAGGACGCGGCCTCTTTTGCACGAAAAATTCCGTTTTTAAAAAGTCACTTGAGTAAAGGAGGTGTCAATATGGGACGAAAAATGAAGCTGGTAGCAACTACTAAAAGTCATTTGACGAAAGAAGAGAAGATCGCACGTAAGAAGATTGAGGACAAGGCTTCTGATGGTTTGGAAGCATTGCAAATCACACCACCAAAACACTTTGATGCGATCGCTAAAGCAGAATACAAGCGTGTGATCAATGACCTCAGAAAACTACCCCTCAGAAATCTTGATCGAGCGATTTTAGAGACCTATTGTACTTGGTATGCGGTCTATAAAGAAATCTCTCGCGGATTGCAGAAGGAAGGGTACGTATACGAGACTAGTAGTGGTAAAGTTTTACCAAACAAAATGCTATACAGCCTGGAACGTGCGACTACAAATTTAACGCGGGCAGCATCACAACTTGGTTTGACCGTGGACAGTCGAATGAAATTGTATGTGCCACAAGTGGAAGAAAAGAAAACAAGTATATTTGATAAATTTGGCGGATAAAGCTATTTCTTAATGAAATGGCTTTTTATTTTAGGCTGTTGGTGTAGTGGCAACACGGCAAGTTCCAACCTTGCAGTCGTGGGTTCGATTCCTACACGGTCTGTATTTTGTCAGAAAGGAGGATTGAAACAATCGTAGATAAGAAATATCAAGACGTAGCATACAGATACGCTAAGGATGTTGTCGATGGAAAACGTATTGTCAGCAAGAAAGTTTATAAAGCGTGCTTGCGACACTTGCGAGATTTGGAAAATATTCCCAACAGCGACTACGACTACTTTCCAGACATGGCGCAGAACCCGATTGATTTCATTGAAATCCTCCCCGATGTCAAAACTGGCAAGCCTTATCCGCTAGCTGAATTTCAGAAATTTATCATTGCTAGTCTGTACGGCTGGCGCAGAAAATCAGATAAGACTATCAGACGTTTTAGAAAGGCTTTGATCTCGCTTGCTCGTAAGAATGGTAAGACTATTCTTGTGGCTGGTGTTGTGCTTTATGAATTTCTCTTTGGTCGTAATCCAGCGATGTCCAGGCAGCTATTCTGTACAGCTAATAATAAAGAACAAGCGAAGATAGCTTTTACTATGACACGAAAACAGTTAGATGCTTTGAGGGCACAAGATGAAGATGTGCGCAAGGCTACTAAACGAGTGCGTGAGGAACTAAGAAATCTGATAGATGAATCCTATATACGACCACTTTCCAAGGATACGGGGGCAGTTGATGGATTTGAACCGTATGTCGGTGTGTTAGATGAGTTTGCAGCATCGAAAACAAATGAGATGATCGAACTCCTCGAATCTGGGCAAGGTCAGTTAGATAATCCATTGATTTTGATTATTTCAACCGCTGGATTTGATTTGAATGTACCGATGCACACAATCGAATATCCATACATTGAACGGATTTTAAATGATGAGATCACGGATGATGGCTACTTTGCATTTATCGCAGAGCAAGATGATGAAGAAGAGATCAAAGATGAAGCCAACTGGATAAAATCAAACCCTATTTTAGAAGTCCCAGCATTGCATGATAAGATGATGAGTTATCTCAGAAAACGTAGGAAAGTATCTCTTGAGACTGGCACGGTAAATGAGGTGTTAGTTAAAAACTTTAATATGTGGCGACAATCATCTGAAAGCTCATACATGGATAAATCAAGTTGGCAACAGGCTAAACTTGATGAAAAACCAAACACACGCAAACGTAGAGTTTGGGTTGGTGTGGATGTAGGGAAGGTTAACGACTTATTCGCTATCTCCACCATGGCCCAGATGGATGACTATTGGTTTTGTGATAGTTTCTCCTTTGTGGCTACTAAATACGGTTTGGTGGCCAAAGAAAAGCGTGACGGTGTGTCCTATACGAATTTAGAGCGTATGGGCGAATGTGAGATCACAACTCTCGAAAGTGGTGTGATCGATGATGAGCGTGTCCTTGAGAAGTTGGAAGAAATGATTTATATGAACGAGTGGGAGTTACAAGCAATATGCTTCGACCCGTACCAGTTTAGTTCATTGATCGCAATGATTGAGAAACGACATCCAGAATGGCCACTAATCGAAGTCAGACAGAATACGATGGTTTTGAATATGCCTACCAGACAACTGAGAGATGAAGTCTTAAAAGGCACAATCAAGCACGCTGGTAATCAACTTCTTACAATGGCTATTAATAATGCGCGTGTCAAGGTCGATAATAACGGTATGCGTATTGATAAAGATAAAAACAGTAATAAAATCGACCCATTGGACGCTCTATTAGATGCTTATGCAGTGTGTTACCTCGAACCATTTGACGGTTCTGGTTACTGGACAAATGAAAAAATTCTGGGAGGAGGTAGCCTATTTTGATTTTACTGAAATATATACACACAATCCTATTGCTTATTGGCATAGGATTTTTAATTTACGGTTTATTTTTGGTCAATCCAATAGTTGGATTTATTTCAACTGGATTGATCTTGATAATTTTAGCAATCTATATTGATCGAGGAGGTGAGATTATATGAGTTTCTTTCAACCATTGGGATCATCTAAGCCCTCTTATGATGATTACATTTCTTCCGTATTATCTGGCAACTACTCCCCAGAATACACGGGAATTTCTGCGTTAAAGAATAGCGATATTCTGACAGCAGTCACCATCATCGCTGGAGACATCGCACGATTTCCACTATTGAAGAAAGATTTTACTGGGAATATCGAACAAGATGCAGATTTGAACTATCTCTTAAATGTTAAATCGACTGGTAACGTGTCAGCACGAACGTGGAAGTTTGCAATGACCGTTAACGCGATTTTAACAGGTAATTCATTCTCACGTATTCTACGTGATCCCAAAACTGGCAAGGCACTTCAATTCCAATTCTACAGGCCCTCAGAAACGACCGTAGAAGAGACGGACGATCACAGGCTAATATATACCTTTCGTGACCGTTTAACTGGCACAGAAGTCAAATGTGAGGCTTCTGATGTTATCCATTGGAAGTTTTTTAGTCATGACACCATTTTAGGACGGTCTCCATTGCTATCGCTTGGTAGTGAGATCAGTTTGCAAGATGGCGGACTGAATACCTTAATTAAATTCTTCCGTGATGGCTTCTCTAGTGGAATTATTAAATTAAAAGGCGCTCAGTTAAACGGTGAAGCCCGCAAAAAGGCCCGTATGGACTTTGAGAAGATGCGTGAGGGTTCGACTGGTGGCAGTCCTTTAGTATTTGACGATACACAAGAGTACACACCATTAGAAATTGATACGAATGTTTTGCAGTTGATTACATCTAATAACTTTACAACTGCTCAAATTGCAAAAGCCTTGCGAGTGCCAAGTTATAAGTTGGGTGTGAATAGCCCTAACCAGTCCGTGGATCAGTTGGCGAAAGACTACGTTACTAACGACTTGCCATTCTATTTTGACGCAATCACTAGCGAACTTGCTCTTAAAGTGCTGGGTGATGAAGAACGCAAGCTATTTAAGATCGGCTTTGATACTCGAAGCGTGACAGGTCGTAACGTAGACGAAATCACGAAGTTGATTATCAACCAAGTCATCACTCCCAACGAAGGGCGCGTGGAACTTGGTAAAGAGCGTTCGTCTGATCCTAACATGGATCGTTACCAATCCAGCTTGAACTACGTCTTTTTGGATAAGAAAGAAGAGTATCAAGCAATGAAAGGGGGTGAGAATGAAAATGGCAAAGAGAATCAAGATGAAAGGACCACTAATTCCGAATAATAGCCAAGAAGCTTACGACTACTTTGGCTTGGAAGCGGTAAGTGCTAAATCTATCACAGATTCCTTCCCAGAAGACAATGGTGACATCATTTTGGAAGTTAATTCCAACGGTGGTCTTGTTACAGTTGGTAGTGAAATCTATACCGCTTTAAAAAGTTATTCTGGGGATGTAACTGTAGAAGTAACTGGAATGGCTGCGAGTGCTGCAAGTGTAGCAATAATGGGTGCTGATAGAGTGCTTATCAGTCCAACAGCCCAGATTATGATCCACAAGGCACTTTATGGATACGTATCTGGAAATAGCGATGATTTGGATAAAGCTTCTAATGCACTAAAATCAAGCGATCAAGCTATTATCAACGCTTATGTAGCTAAAACTGGTCTATCAGAAGAAGAAATTCTTGACATGATGAAAAATGAAACTTATATGTCAGCTAGTGAAGCGGTTGAAAAGGGTTTTGCAGACGAAGTGATGTCCTTTGATGATGTTGGAGCAGTGGCAAGCCTTGAAAATGGATTGTTACCGCAAGCGGTTATTGATGACTTTTACGCTAACCGTAGCAAGCGTAAGTCAGAAATTCAAAATATGCTACGAGAAGTAGAAAAAGAAGAATTACTCAGAGGGCTTTAAGCCCTTTTTCAAATACCGAAAGGAGAAAAAAGGTATGTTTAAAGAAAAAATGGAACAGATTAAAGCGCTGATTGCAAAAGTTGGTGCAGAAATCACTGCTAAGACAGAAGAATTGAAATCTGCCTTAAATACTGAAGATCTTGAAAAAGCGCGTGCAATTCGTAAAGATATTGACGCTTTGAAATCACAAAAAGAAGAAGCCGAAAACGACTTGAAGTCTTACGAGCTTGTAGAAGCTGGCAACGCTGAAAGCGAAGCTGGTAAAGCTCATAAAGTAAAAGCAGAAACTAAATCTTACCGTGAAGCAGTAAATGAGTACATCCGTACTAAAGGTGCAAAAGCTGATGCGCAGTTGAAACTTGAAGGCAAAGACCTTCTCATTCCAATGAACGTAGCAGTGGATCCTACTACTGATGGATTAAAGAAAGCTGGAACTGAAAAAGTAACTAGCAAAGAAATCGTTACGACTCCAATGCGTGAAGTTAAGACAGTTGTTGATCTTAAACAATTTGCAACAATCCACAAAGCATCAAAAGGTGAAGGCTCTTACCCAATCTTGAAGAAAGCTACATCTAAGATGGCAAGTGTTGAAGAACTGGAAAAGAACCCAGCTCTTGCTAAACCAGAATTCACAGGAGTTGACTGGAAAGTTAAGACTTACCGCGGTGCAATTCCATTGTCTCAAGAAGCTATTGACGATGCAGATGTTGACCTTTTGGCAATTGTTGCAGAAGCAGCACAACAAATCAAAGTCAATACTACTAACGATGCTATTGCTACTGTATTGAAAGATTTTGAAGCGAAAAGCGCTGCGAACCTTGATGAAATCAAGCATATTTTGAACAAAGATCTTGATCCAGCTTACAATGTATCATTTGTTGTTTCTCAAAGTTTCTACCAAAAACTTGACACTTTGAAAGATAAGAACGACCGTTATCTTCTTCAAGATTCAATCACATCTGCTTCTGGAAAAGTATTCCTTGGACATCCAGTGTTCGTTGTTTCTGATACAACACTTGGCGCTGACGGTGAAGCTCATGCATTTATCGGTGATATCCAACGTGCTGTACTCTTTGCAGATCGTCAAGAGCTTGGATTACGCTGGACTGATAACGAAATCTACGGTCAATACTTGCAAGCAGTAGTACGCTTTGATGTTAAGAAAGCTGATGCGAAAGCTGGTTACTTCGTAACTATGCCCTAATGCTCCCCTTATTTCAGGGGGATCTCCTGCTAGTGCTACACCTTTAACGGTACCAACCGCAAGTAGCACCAAAGCCGACATCATGGCTTATCTCGATAGCAAAGGAATCACGTACAACTCATCACAAACCAAAGAGCAATTACTTGCATTGATTGGAGCGTGATGATATGGCTGTAACGGATTTAGAAGATGTAAAACTATACTGTAAGATCGATTTTGACTTTGAGGACCAAATGCTTGAAGAAATGATCGATGCTGCAGAAGATGAAATCTGTTTTGCTATTGGAAATGATGTAACTCCTCACGATTTAGCAAAATACGCTAAATTTACGCTTGCGGTTAAAAAGCAAGTCAAGGAGGAATATGAACATCGTGGCTTATCTGCTGACACAGAACGTCACGGACTAGCGAACGGTGTACTTAATATTATCCATCAACTACGCACACGGAGGGAACTTGATGATAACAAGAAAGATGAATCAAAGAGTAACATTCTTCCGTGAAGTCGGAGGTCAGAACGAAGATGGAGAGGTTATCTCTCCAATTCGTGAAAACCTCTATACATGCTGGGCTGAGGTTGCTAAAACTTCCTTAAAAGACTTTCAAGAGGGAGCGAACCAGACTGCTAACAAGAAAGCAAAAGGAATTGTTTCTTCAAGTGAATTGAAAACCTTGTACGTCCGACATCATCCAAGACGGCCATTTGATAGCTCTGATCATGTCAAATTTAATGGATTTAAATATGACATCGTGTCTATCGATGTGGACGAATCATCATTTGATATGGATAAGATCAGTATCAAGAGGCGGACATGACAAAAGGAATAGATCAAATATTGTCACGGCTGACAGAGCTACAAGCGAAGGCCCCAAAGGCTGCACGTTTAGCAGTAAAGGAAGCAGCAGACGAGACGGAGCAGATTCTTAAAAAGAATACTCCAGTTTATTATATCTTGGATAATGTCCACGCTAAAGATGATACGAAAGTGTCCAGCTTTAAAGGTGGTGACCATGGTTTGATTTCAAAAGATATTGGCTATGGTCGTGCTACTGGATGGCGGATACACTTCCCAGATGATGGTACAAAATACCAAAAAGGGCAAGGATTTGAAGAAAAAACAATAAACGAAGCAACACCAATTGTTAAGGAAATATACGCTACTAAAGTAAAGGAGGGATTGGGATTGTGACAATAGAAACAATAGCTTATAAGTTATTAAGCAATAACGAAGAGCTGAACAACTTACTTGATAAGCTACGAGGTAAGAAGTTTGGTCTTGGATTTAAGCAAGGCATCTTTACCTACGACATTCCAGAACGCCCTACGAACGCTTTGAGTAAGGAGCTTGCTCCATTTATGCGTATCTATCCAACGTATGAGAATGATGTTGAGTTCGCAGATGATAAAGCCATCTCGACTGAACACAGGATCACAATTAATTATTGGTGCGTGAATGCCAAGCAGTCCGAACAGATTGCTGAATTGATGGATAAAATTTTAGAAAGTAATGGTTTTGACCGTTACACAACAAACGAATTGCCAAGATACAGAGATAACGATATTGACTTACTAGTGAACGTAAGAAAGTATCGTTTTTTTGATTGGCAACTAGAAAAATTAAGAAACGAGGAATAATGAATGTCAAAAGTTAAATTCGGTCTCCGTGGATTTGAATTCGGAGAAGTAACTGAAAACAACACAGTACCTACAACGATGAAGTTGACTGGTATGAAGTCAGCTAAAATTGAAATTACAAACGAACTTGTAACGATCGCTGCCGATGATGGACCATACGTAGTATTATCTTCTGGTATCACAGGTACACAATTGGAAATTTCTGTACTTGATCTTCCAACTGAAGCACGTAAAGTGTTGTACGGAATCGAAGTTAAAGACGGTATGGAAGTGTATAACAAGAACCTCACACCTAAAGACGTGGCTTGCTGCTTCCGTACATCTACAGAAGACGGGAAAGCTATCTGGATCGGTCTTCTCAAAGGTAAGTTCTCACTTCCAGGCATGGAAACTGAAACTAAAGATGGTGCGCCATCTCCTAAAGAAGATACTGTCACAGGTAACTTTGTAGCGCGTGGTGATGTTGAAACTGGTGATGTAATGATCATTGCTCGCGAAGATAACCCGGCGTTTAACTTGCAAAAATTCCGTGACGCTGTATTTCCTAAAACAGCACCAGCTTCACCAGTTGTAGGTGGGTGATAGTCACTAAGCATGGAATTATTTCCATGCTTTTTATTTTTATTTTTAAACCAAAAAGGAGTAGGAAATGTACACAATCAAGCTAAAAATCGGTGGAATTGATAAAGAATTTACCAAAGAATACATCAATGTAGAAGATAATCTTCTTGCAACTGAACAAAACGTGCGACAATCAGCACTTCTTCAAGACACCAAAAAAGCAAACGACCCTAAAGAGAATCGTAAGCTAAACGAAGCCTATCTTAAAATGTTTGTAGATATGTTTGGTGGTCAATTTAAAGTAGAAGATTTGAAGCAAGCAGATATTGGAATTTTGAAAACACTCGAAAAAATCTATCTTGCAGCGCTTGGAATCAAAGAAGAAGTTCTTGAAGAAATCGAGGATGACGAAAAAAAAAGGGATAAGTCCAGAAGAAGCGCGTGACAATCTCTTAATCTGGTTCCAAGAGTTGATGCAACAGGGATATACAATCCTTGAAATTAAGCAAATGAGACTATCTGACTTTGATTTAATGGTTAAGGCCTTTGAAACGAAGAAAGAAGAATCAGAGAAAGAAACCACGCTTGATAAAGCATTTCCGCTTTTATTTGGTTAAGAAAGGAGGATAAATGGCTGGTAATTTAGGTGAATTAGTAGCAACAGCATCGCTGGATATCCAACCATTCATTGGAAATACTAAGCAATTAAGTACTTATATGCGTGGTCTTGACAAGTCTTTGTCAGCGATGGAGAAATCCTTTAAGAATGTTGGCAAGGGTGGTAAGGATCTAGCTGGAATGAGAACCGTTTTAGGCGAAACTGCAAACAGCATTAAAGCCTACGAAGGAATTTTAAAGCAACAGACAGAACACTACAACAATCTAAAATCAAAGATCGGTGATTTGAGTAGTGCGAGTGCAAAGAACAAGGAAGATTTGTTGGGCGCACGTAATGCGATGTTGCAGACCGCTACTACTTTATCAGATTTGAGAGGGCGGTATGCTGACCTCACCAAAGAAATTAATATCCAATCCAGCAAGTGGACACAAGTTGGAAATGGCTTGCAGTCATTTGGTGAGAAGATACAGGGTATCGGATTTAAAATGCAAGGTGTTGGATCAACGCTTACAAAAGGTCTGACTGTACCACTTCTAACTGGCGCTGGGATAGCAGTTAAAGCTGCGATTGACTATGAAAGTGCCTTCGCTGGGGTAAATCTTTGCCCTCTCTAATAGTAATATTAGAGTAATTAAATCGAGCAAAAACGGTAAAAGCTAAGTCATACAGATATGCTAATACCGTGCTAACTTATCAGATAGCGAAAAGGCTGATAAGCAGTGTAGAGCGTAGGAAGTGAATAAATATAATCTTCCCAAGAGTGTTCGGCAACCTTTTGTAAAAGGTTGAAAATGTACGCCGAACTTACGGGAAACCGTAAGAAGTAAAGGATAAAAAGCCTTTACGATAACAAAATTGAAAGAAAACAGTTGACGGAACTCCGCAACAATTCGCACAACTATCTAACAGTATCCGTGAGATGTCCAGAGAGATGCCATCTAGTGCGGTTGAAATTGCACACGTAGCAGAAGCAGCGGGACAGTTAGGGGTTCCAATTGGAGCAATCAAGGACTTTTCTAAGACAATGATCAATCTTGGCGTCTCTACAAACCTAAGTTCAGAAGAGGCTGCATCATCTATCGCTAAGATCGGTAATATCATGCAAGTGTCTGGAAAAGACCTCGGCACATGGTCTGGACATTTTGGATCAGCCGTGGTGGATTTGGGTAACCATTTTGCAACAACTGAACGTGATATTGTCGAAATGACCAATCGTCTTGCAGCAAGCGGTAAACTAGCTGGTCTGACCGCGCCAGATATTTTAGGGCTTGCCACTGCCATGAGTAGCGTAGGGATTGAAGCAGAAGCTGGCGGAACTGCAATGGCGCAGACCCTTACTGGTATAGGTAAGGCAGTGTCTGGTGTCGGTAAAGACGCTAAGTCTAATTTACAACTTATCGCAAGCACAGCTGGAATGACCTCAGAACAATTCTCGACTGCATGGAAGCAAAAGCCAGCCGAAGCTCTACAAGCCTTTATCAAAGGCTTGCAAAGAGCTCACAATGAGGGCAAGAACATGGATGGCATACTGGATCAACTTGGTATGACTGGTATCAGGCAAGGTAATATGCTCAAGTCCTTAGCTTCTGCATCTGACACAATGGGCGAAGCTGTCCGTAGGTCAAATAGTGCGTGGAAAGAAAATAGCGCACTTACAAATGAAGCAAGCAAGCGTTACGAAACCACAGAATCACAACTCAAAATCTTTAAGAATAAGCTTACAGATATTGCTATCGAATTTGGCGGACCACTCTTAAAAGCGTTAAACAGTGGTTTGGACGCTGCGAAGCCGTGGCTACAAACACTATCAGACATGGCTAAAAAATTTAGTGAAATGTCAACTGAACAACAACAGAGTATCCTAAAATGGGGCGCTTTAGCTGCTGCAATCGGGCCAGCTATTAAATTGTTGGGCGGTGGAGTAAGTATCATCAGTGGGTTTGCTAAAGTTATCGGAGCTACTGCAAGGGGTATCGGTAAATTTAGTGGTTTGCTTAAAACTGTGTTAGATGGTGGCGGTTTTATCAACGGTCTAAAACAAATGGCTACTGGAATGACCGCAACTGGGACTGCTGCGGAAGGTGCTGCTGCAAGTGCTGGCACGATGGGTAAAGCTGTCACGCTTCTAGGAAATCCAGTCACTTGGGGTGTGCTTGCTGGTGGTGTAGCGTTAGCGTACATCGGTAGCATCGCTCAAAGTATGGCAGAAGCAAATGATCGGACTCAAACATGGGGAACATCTGTTAACAAAGTGCAAGCCGAAGAGTTGACCAAGCTTAAAGCTAAAGTAGACGATACTCATGAGGCTATGGTTGGCTTCGGTAATGGTGGTGCGCAAGCAGTAGAAAACGTCCGTAAGAGTGTCCAGGGGCTGTCTAATGATCTTCAAAAGGTAGTTGACAAAGACCTTGAGAAGACTTTGAAAGGTCTTGAGAAAATTGGAGCTTCTGATGAAATCCAAAAGCGTGCAGTCGCGCAAGCTGAGCAACAAAAGAAGAACATCCAAACAATGACGGATGAAATAATCCAGATTTATCAAAATGCATCTGACCAACATCGAAAGATCACTCGTGAAGAGCAAGCAGTTATTTACGATTACGAGAATCAATTTATCAGCAAACAACTAGAATTGCAGAAATACTCTGCAGATCAAAGAACTGCTATCACGAAAGCGATGAATGGTCAAATCAATGATCTGAATGAGACACAGTTATCTGTTGGTGTTGGTGTTGTTGAAAAGTGGATCAAGGATGAAAACAAGCTTTATAAGGAGCAAGTAGAAACCTTGAAAGATGCTCACGCTAAAGGCATCTATAGTCAATCTGAATACAATCAGAAGATGGAAGAGTTGAACTCACAACACAAGGCTAAAATGGAAGCGTTTGGCCGTGAGTATGCAGCTCTTCAAAAGAGATTGAGTGAAAAATCTGCTCTTAAATTGAGCGATGACAATCAACGTAAGTACTACTTTGAAGGTCTGAGAAAGACTTTTGCCGATCTTGGTCTTGACTACGACAAGATGATGGCCAAAGCTGATCAATTCTCTGAGATTGTTGGACGTTCTTCTGGCATGGTTGCCAAAAGTTTGGAAAATATGTCCGCTGAGACAAAAGATGCTAATCTTGCTTGGAATACTTTGGTATTTGATCCTAAAACTGGACAAGTCAAGACCAACGCTCAAGAGGAAGTGACTAAAGCTCTTCAAGCCGAAAACGGCTGGGAGAATATGCAGTTTATTCTCAAACATGCAAATCTTGAAACCAATGCTAAGATGACGATCGGTGAAGCACTTGTTGAAACTGGAAAATGGGATAGCTTGTCTGTACAAGAGAAAGAACTTGTGGTTGGCAATAATCAAGGTATGAAAGCAGTTCTTGACAGCAAGACGTTGCTTGAGCAATACAATGCCATGCCAGCAGAAATCAAGGAACTCTTGATGAAGAATACAGACTTCCTGTCATCTGGTGAACGTGCTACTGCGATCATTGAACGCTGGAACACACTGACACCAGAACAGAAAGAGTTGATCTTAAAGGATGCTGCAAGTGATAAGGCCGAACGTGTAAGACTTGCAGTTGACTCTCTTACTGGTATGGCTCACGTAGTCAATTTAGATGCAGAAGATAAAACACAAAGTGCTATCGCTAGTGCGATATCTAGCATCTTAACGCTACCTACTGATCACAAGACAGATTTGATTGCAACTCCAGACGGTGTAACGCTTGGAAGTAACCTAGCTATGAGTGCACTTGGCTTGTTCAATAATTTCGCAGTGCCTGATAAGCATCTGAATGCCGATGCCAGCAATGCGAACAATGCTGCACAACAAGCGATTAATAAACAACAAGAGTGGAATAATACTCCATCTCCTGTTAGGGGAATCAATGCTCAAGATAACACTGCAGGGCCTGTATGGAGCGCTCAAGCAAACATTGATAGTGTACAAGGTAAGACAGTATATCTTGATGTCGTTAAACGTGTGATAGGTGGAGCAGCAGCAGCATTAGGCTTTAAAGATGGTACAGACTTCCACAAAGGTGGACTTGCGATGGTCAATGACCAAGGCGGTACACTTTACAAGGAAATGGTAACGTTGCCAGACGGATCGTCATTCGTGCCAGAAGGTCGTAATGTTATCCTTGATCTTCCGAGAGGGTCAAAAGTCATGCGAGCTGGTTTGACCAAGAATCTCATGCGAAAATTAGGAATACCGAACTTTGCGGACGGTATTGGCTGGAAAAGTTCGGAAGTTGCGAACGTTACACAACGAATTAAGAATGTGAATGAATGGAAACGAGATAATGAGCAACGTGATCTTGTACCGTTTATCCAAGAGCTAATCGATCAAGTGAAACGTGGTAACGATCGTGAAGAACGGCCAAATCAAAACTATACATTGAATGTGCATGGAAATAGTAACGGTCAAGACTTGACACCAGAATTTATGAAACGCTTGATGCGTGAACTAGCTTATTATACTAATCAAGAGGGGAGGGGGTTAGCTTGACAACATTTACTTTTAACGGAAAGAAAAATACTGAGTTTGGCTTAACAGTCGCAGAAGGCAAGAAAATCGCTACTTCCAGTCCAGATGTGGAACGTATCTCAGTAGCAGGTCGGGACGGTGAGTTACTAATCAGTAACAACCGTCTTAATTCTGCTGAATTGAGCTTTCCTGTTAACTTCGTGAAAGAAAAGGGCTTGATCGCTACGGAAGTTTATAAAATTTCTGAGTGGTTGAACGTAGCTGGTTATAAGGATTTAACCATCTCTTATGATCCAGATTTTATCTATCGTGCTGCATACCTTGAAACGTTTAGTATTGAAGAAACCATGCGACAATTTGGTAAAACAACAATTAATTTTGTGTGCTATCCAGTCAAATTTTACAAGCAAGGTCGAGTTAAACAGACCCTCATGAATGGCGCAACGGTAAACGGAATTGGTAATGTCAATGCAAAACCGATCATCACACTACGTGGATCTGGTGATTGCACACTCACGATCAATGGACGCAAGACTAAACTACTAGGTGTACAAAACTCTATCGTGTTAGATATGCAAGCGAACCAAGTTTACTCTGGCAATCTTCCAGCGTGGAATAAGGTTGTGCGATCTCCAGAATTTCAAATGCCATACCTTGACTATGGGCGTAATTTGATTAGTTGGGATGGCAGTTTTACTGCTGAGATGATACCGAATTGGGGGGTTAAGCTATGAGACCTATACTGTTTAATAAAAGTGAGACTGCTTTTAATACGTATGGTCTCGGTGAGCTTAATGTAACAAAAGGTACAGTCACACGGGAACGTAACGGGAATTATACGCTATATGCTGAGATTCCCGTGAACGATCCAGCGGTTGCAAGCCTTGAGAAAGAAATGAAGCTAAAGGCTGACGCTGGGCTAAGAACCAAGAATCAGACTTTTGAGATCTCCCGTATCGTCAAAGACAGCAGTAACCTTGTCAAGATTTACGGGCAACACATCAGTCACAAGCTAGAATACATTGTATTACGAAATGCTACAGCATTCTCTGGGACAGCGTATAACGCTCTCGCTATCTGGAAGGACGCTTTGATTGGTGATCTAACATTTGATGTCTGGTCTGATATTCAGACCTCAAACAAGGGTTTGTTTGACATCTCCAAAATGGAGAATGCCCGCCTTGCCCTTGGTGGTGTAGAAGGCTCTATTCTTGATCTATACGGTGGTGAATATGAGTTTGACAATATGACCGTGCGATTGCATAAGCAATTAGGTCGTACTGCTCCAACCGTATTAGAGTATGGCAGAAATATCTTATCTGCTGAATCAGATGAGACGATTGAAAGCTCATATACTAGCGTGTTACCATTCGCAACGTACACCCCAGACCGTCCAGAAGGATCAGCAGACGATAGTCAATCAGACCCTATCACGGTTACAATCCCAGAAAACTACGTAGATAGCAAGTACAAGGCTCTCTACGCTCATCGCAGAATTAAAGTTGTAGACTTTTCGAGCGAATTTAGCACGGATAGCAAGAAGAAGAACATTCCAAATCCAGACAAGTTGCGAAAACTTGCCATGGACTACATGGATAAGAACGCTATCGGTAAGCCTAAGATCAATATTAAGATCGAGTATGCAGATCTAGCTAAAACGCTTGACTATGCTGATAACGGCTGGATCGAAGAGCTGGAATTATGCGACATCGTACCAATCTATTATCCTCAAATCGGGCTTACAGACGAGACTGCTAAAGTAACGACTGTTACCTATGACTTCGTTAACGAGCGCAACGAAAGCGTAGAGTTTGGTGATATTGGTACCAATGTCCGTGCAACAATGCAGAGTGGGCTTGCTGGTAAGATCGATGATATTGCTAAAAGTCAAGAGCGGTTTGAAAGCAACCTACCATCCTATCTTTTAAATGCTCAAGGAAATAAAGTCTGGTACAACCATCCAGACAATACTGAGCACAAGATCGGTGATATTTGGTTTGAGAAGAACGGTCTCTATGACCGTATGTACGTGTGGAACGGCAATCAATGGGAGAAACGTATCGACACGGAAGATGTTGATAAGGTCAAGAAAGAGGTCGATAGGCAACTAGAAGAAGCCAGGACAACTACTGACCGTGCTATTGCAGATGCCACCGCAAAGGCGCAAGAAGCTTTAACGAAAGCTGGCACAATCCCCGATACGTCCAAGCTATCCGACCAGATCAAGCAGCAGATCCTTTCTAGCCAAGACTTGCAGAACAAAGTCACGGAGGGGATCAAGAGCGTTGACGGTGACACGATCTATAATAAAATTTATAGGAACATTGAGCAGTCGTTTGCTCCAAGCGCGTATGCCGACTATTTAAACACCAAGCTTTCGGACACGCAAGGACAAGTAAGCAATTTAGACCGTAGGATAGCAAGCCAAACAATCGAGTTTAACAAGCTGACTGAAAGCAACAAGCTCTATGAGCGTATTATCGGTACAAGTGAAACAGACGCACCAGACAAGCTCTCACGCTTGGTTATGTCTAGCCAGATCTTCCAAACCGAAGTCGGGAAGTACTCAACTAGTGGTGGTCCAAATATGCTCAAAAACTCCCGCGCAGATGATGGCTTGAAATACTGGAACGGTGATCCTAGTAAATTTCATTTTACAGCTCACCAATTCTATTTAAACGGACAAAAACGAATGTTCTTGCTTTATAATGGCGCAGTCGTTAACAGTCCACGGTTTATCTTTAAAAAGAACACCGATTATATGCTCAACATGCTGGCGTTTGACGCTAACACAGCCCGTTTTACGGTCGAGTTAAGGAAGCGGAAGAAAGACTCTGCTAATCAAGATTATGACGAGATCCAGACTATCTTTGATAAGACTGGAAACCCAGCTTTTGATTCAACCAAAGCAGTTAAGAAATCGTTTAAATTCAACACAGGCGATTTTGACAATGGTTATCTATTGTTTTCGTACGAAGGAAATCCGACAGGCTGGTCTGGTCTATTTATGACTGAGCTTGACTTTTACGAAGGCTCTAGCCCTCGCTTATGGCAACCATGCCCAGACGATTCAAACGAGCCATTAGAAGCCGTCAGAACGCAAGTCACACAGCTTGCTGATTCGTGGGCAGTGCGTAACCTAAACAGTGCGGGTGACGTGCTAGGACAGATTAACCTCAATCTAGACGGATCAGTTAAGATTAACGAGGGCTTGATCTCGATCGGAGACAAGACCTATATCAAAGACGGGGTTATCAAAAGCTCCATGATTGGCAACGCTCAGATTGGCACGGCCCACATCGGAGAAATTGACGCAAGCACAGCACGACTTATCAACGTATCAGCTAAGAATATCACAGCAGATGGCCTGACCGCAAATCTTATCAAAGGTGGGAAGTTATCGTCTCTGAATGGCATTACTGATTTTGATCTGCAGACTGGCTGGATTGATATGAACATGGACGCTGTAGGAATTAGAAATAGTTTTAATGGGAAACCTTTGCAGTTTTTAATTTTTGGCCAAGGTTCCTTGAATGGTGTACCTTGTGCGTATACTCAGCTTATGAGTAACCGAAACCATGTGACAGGTATAGAACATACATCTGCTGGTATTCAGATCTGGAACGGTCGGCAAGGTGGCAATGTTCAAACAGCCATTACTTTTTATGGTAGAACGATGGACTTCGTGCCAAGCTCACAGGGTGGAGGTGTCTCTCTTAATACCGAAAGCAGAAAGCTTTTTGGGATGGACGATATTGTTATCAAAGGAAGCAGTCTTTCAGTTATCTTAGATGAGATCTTTGATAACTTCCGCAATCTTAATGGTGTCCCTGGTAACTATAGCAGAGGTTACTATCCTAATTGGAGATAGAAAGGAAATCTATGAACACAGTAGATAAAATTGTAAACGAGATCTCGCAGAAACTCGCAAACGCAATCGTAGAAGCCTCAAATTACAAGGTCTTATACGAAGAAGCAAACGAGGAATACAAGCGCGTAAACGAGCTATTAAGCAAGTTTAACAATGTGTTAGATAGCGATCAAGCACTCAAGGACCTCTTTGATGAGGCCTCTCAGAAATTAGAAGAAGGTAAATAATTATGGAATTTAAAATCATTAACAAATACTTGCAAGAAGAAGGTCGTACCTTCGTATCAATTCGCTCAGCGAACCCTTACACAGCCTTCGAGCGTGTCTTGATTGGAGACCGTACCAACGAATCAGATGAGGTGCTGATCCAGGCTGTACTTGGACAGGTTGCGACTGAATTTAATCCTGCTGATGGTGTTAAGAAATTACAAGAAGATTTGCACACGCAAGCTGAAAGCTATGAAGCTAAACTCGCAGAGAAGGACAAGAAGATTGCCGAGAATAAGGCTGTATCTGATTGGGCTGTTTTGGTGGCTGTTACCAACACAGAGAACCCACTTGATCCAACGCTCTATAGCCGTGGATTGGAACTCATTGAAGCTGGTCAAACTGGTAAAACGTATAAACCATACGACATTTTCACAGTAACTGATCCTAATCATATCGTGAAATATGGTGAAGGAAATCGTGTACTTGTCCAAGTAAATCAAGAGTTTACTTACAACAACGAAACCGTGGCCGATCTTGAAGGTGCATTGTCTCAAAATGGCAAGTTGGCAGTTTGGAAATGGACTGAACCTAAATCAGCAACAGCAACAGATCCTATGACTACTGCTACAACTACCACTACAGCACAGTAGAGAGGTGGTCGTTTGAGTTTGTCGGATTTGATCGCACACCTTGCCCCGACCATTGGGGTCGTAGCGACAGGTTGGTTTGGTATGAAGGCCAGCAAGTCTGCTAACCTCAATAAAGATCAATTTAACGAGTTAAAAGATGAGCTTGGTTCTATCCAAGAATCTGTCAAGGTCGTTAAAGAAGTAGGCAAGGATAACAATAAAAAAATAAAGTCGGTTAGTGATAAGTTAGTTGTCCACGATGAAGCTCATCTAGTCACTATGTATTTACGTCTAGAACGTGATATGACGGTCGCGATCAATCGAGGATATACGACTATACACGAATCCGACATTGTCCACAAAATGCATGATAGCTATAAAAAGCTAGGTGGAAATGGCTATATCGATAGCCTTTATAATAAATATGAAGCATTAGAAGTGAGGAATTAAAATGAACAAAATTAACTGGTCAGTACGTATCAAGAACAAAAACTTTTGGCTTGCATTAGTGCCAGCTTTGGCATTGCTATTTCAAGCATTCGCTGACATCTTTGGAATCAAGCTAGAATTTGGGCAAACCGTTGATAAAATCTTGGTATTTGTCAATGTACTATTTGCCTTCCTTGTTTTGGTCGGTGTTGTAAACGATCCAACCACTACAGGATTAAGCGATTCAACCCGTGCGCTTGGTTATGAAAAACCTAGCCAAGATTAATATATTTCTACTTGCAACCATCTATTTCTGGGTGGTTGCTTTTGATTTCAGAAAGGATAAAAAATTATGAGTGTACAACAATCGGTTGTTAATTGGTTTGTAAATCATCGCGGATTGCTTACTTATTCCATGCTGGGAAGTCGTAACGGTGCAGATGGTACAGCAGACTGTTCTGGGTCAATCTCGCAAGCTCTAAAAGAAGCTGGTATTCCTATTCAAGGTTTACCATCGACAGTCACGCTTGGCCAACAACTCGCAAATAATGGCTTCTATCGTGTGAGTATCAATCAAGACTGGGACGCTCAGACGGGCGATATTATCCTCATGAGCTGGGGTGCTGATATGTCATCTTCTGGTGGAGCTGGTGGCCATGTCGGAGTCATGATGGACGGTACATACTTCATCTCTTGCGACTACTCAACGCAAGGCGCAGCAGGACAAGCCATTAATACTTATCCATGGGACGATTATTATGGATGGAATAAGCCAGCATACATTGAGGTTTGGCGATATTCTGACACAGCACCACAAACTAACAACCAAGCCAACACAGCAGTACAACCACAAGAGAAGGCTTACTACGAAGCGAATGAGGTCAAATACGTTAATGGTATCTGGCAAATCAAGTGTGATTATCTCTGCCCGATTGGGTTCGATTGGACTCAGAACGGGGTCCCCGTGTCCATGGTTAACTGGGTAGATGAGAACGGCAACGACTTGCCAGACGGGGCAGATCAAGACTTTAAAGCTGATATGTACTTCTCATTCGCTGGCGATGAAGTCAATATCTCGGATACAGGAACAGGTGGCTATTATGGTGGTTACTACTGGCGCTTGTTTGAGTTTGGCCAATTCGGACCAGTATGGCTCTCTTGCTGGAATAAAGACGATCTGGTGAATTATTATCATTAAGGCGGTGAATTATGCGAATTAATTCAACGAATTTAAAACAATTTGAGGGTGGCGATGTCGTCAAGCAAGGCGACACAGCCTCTCTCTTTGGCTATGAGTTGCTAGATGAGAATTACAATCCAGTAACTGAACTAGAAGGTCAGGAAGCCACGATCACGCTTGCCAATCGGATTGGTAAGACTAAATTAACTGGTACGGTGACAGACCACAAGGTCAAATTCACACTTGGCAAAATCTTGCCAGTCGGTATCTACCAAGTCGAAATTACTTGCGGACATTATGTATTTCCGTCTGATAAGTCAACCGTTATCAAGGTAACACAATCAGCCGATGAATACACCTCAGATAGTCTGGAAGAGCTTCGACAACGAGAGCAAGGTGAGGAAATCCCTGATCTAACAGTACTATATAATCTAGCTAAAATTTGAAAGGATATATTATGACTTTAAACACAGAAAAATTAACACAATTCGCTCAAGCTGTCGGTGCTGACGTAAAAGAAATCAAAACCACGCTCGCAAGCAAAGCTGACAAGTCTGAGCTTGGGCAAGGTGGTATCACTCAGCAACAGTTAGACACGGCTATCGCTGGAGTTAAAACAGCCATTTTGGGCGATGGTGTACCAGAGGAATTGGACACGCTCAAAGAGATTGCTGACCGTATCGCAAATGGTGGTGGATCAGCAGATCAAGCAATTGTGTCTAAAATGACAGAGCTTGGTCAGAAGTTTACTGACCTTGAAAATACTGACTTTGTGAGCATTTACAACACAGCGAAATCTACCATCTAAGAAGGTGCTGAATGGATAAATTAGAACAAGCTATACAAGCCATTGGACAAGATATTGGGATTCTTCAAAATTCTTCGTTATCGCAAACCAGAGCTTACGAGTTATTTCCAACGTACGCCACGTTACAAGCACAGATGACTACCAACATCAAAGAGAAGCACGTAGACCTTGGTCTTGACGCTCTCATTGACACCAAGCTCCAAAACGGCGGTGATCCATTCGTCACACGCTCTAAACTCCCAACAGTGGACACAAGCCAACTCGCAAGCAAAAACGACTTGGAAGAGCTGAAACGTTCAGTCGGATCTGGTTCTGGCGGATCTGGAGATTTGAAAGGTCAAGGCTTTCCGTATGAGCTAAACGCTGAGATCGGTACAACTTACATTGATACCACGGCCAAGAACGGAGCTTTTAAATGGATCAAAAAGCGTGCTGGTGCTGGACAGAATAACTGGGTTATTCTCGCTGGCGATACTGGACGAGTGAGAGCAAGAAATATAAATTCTGCTCTCGGTGAGTCTTATATGGAATTTAGACGGATCAATTCGACTGTAGAGATCAACTTTGGCGGTCTGTCTTGGGGCTGGTTTGGAATCAAACGCAAAGGAAGTGCTGGATACGTAGCACAACCAACAGACCGCGAGAGAAATGTATACATTTTACCAGTTGGTGGCGTCCCGCTCGGCTTTCGTCCAACTGGCTCTAAATTAGGTATGATTACCAATGATAAGGGCCAACGACTTGGAACTTGGTATTTAGGCGGTCCGACAGACGGCAATCAATTCCGTTTGCAATTCGATGATCCAGTACCAACGGATCGGGATATTGGAGATATTCGCTTCTCGAGTATTGTATATATCACAGATGACCCGTGGCCAGAAACTCTATAATAAGACTTACACCCTCCCAAATTGGGAGGGCTTTTTTATTTGCTCTGAAACTAGTTCCAGATTAAAAAAACTTTAATTATTTTGATAAAAATACTTGACGAACGTAAAGCATTATGATATACTGTAATCAAGATAAAGGAAAAGAGGAAATCAAAAATGATTAAATGGACAGGGAAAAGCACAGATAAACGCTGGATCAAAACAGTCGAAGCTGAAACATACTATGAATTAATGGAAACACTAGTCGAAAAAGGCTATATCGGAGATTATATCGACAGCGATTCACAATTATTCCATGAATTGGCTTACGTATCGCCAGTCGTTGCGGATTTAGAAGATCGTTTGAATGATGAAGGCCAAGCAGAACAAGCCCTTGAAGACCTTGAAAATTTTGATTGGGGCAGCGTCTTTGAAACAATGACAGATCAACAATTCCAAACCGCTATTGCTGGTTGCACTAGTCAAGCATACTATCAAGAATTTGAGGTGGTTGAATGATTATCAACACAGAACGTGTCAGAATGGTCTTGATGAACAAGGCCATCTCTGGCTATGCACTTTGGAAAGCAACAGGAGTATCACAGACTGCCATTTCACGCTTGCGGTCTGGACATAAGAAGTTTGAAGATTTAACACTTGAAACGATCTGCAAGATCCAAGCATGGATAGATGCTGGTAACTATACATTTAGTTACGATTATAGCGATTTGCTGGACGAACTGACCTCAGACATCAAAGAGGGATTGACTGGAGAATATCTGTATGTTGTGCGAGGTGACTATAACGAAATCATGGAGAAACGCATGATTATTGATTATTATTATAGTCCAGATGAAATTGAAGAAGGTGATATTGCTGAGAAGATGCTGACCGCTGCAGTCGTGAAAGAAATGCGAAAAGATAGCAGTATATTTTAAAATGTGCTATAATATATACGATAATCGAATACTATCACTCACTTAAAACCACTAGCCCCAACTAGTGGTTTTTCTGTTATAACGGACATTTTTCAGATTGTCTATTTAAACGAAAAATAATAAATTTACTTTCCTTGTTTGAAA